AAAGTAAAGACTCCTTCTTGAGTTTCATCTGCCCCTGTAAAGTTCAATGTCCTACCACTATAATTTCCTAAAAATAAATTAGGATGAAATACTCCGTATATTCCACTTGCAATATAACCATCTCCTGTTCCTACATAACCACAAGCATCAGAATCAAATTTTTTCTCTCCTGAAAAATTATAAAACCCATATCTCCAATCTCCTAATGTTGCTAAAAAGGAATATTCTGCACTATCTGCATGATTATACAATGAATCACTTGTTCCATATCCATCTCCATAAGTAGCCTTTGCTTCATCTTCGGAATCTCCAGATGGTACTGCACTATAACTAGTTTTAGAATAAGGGAAATTTCGAGTAATATGTCTTTGACGAGATTGAACTTTAGTTCTCACCCCTACTGGTATATTAATTGGTAAAGAATCTTCTACACTATAACTTCCTAAACTAATAACATTACATCCCACATATGGATTACCTCCCGCTTGAATCCATTCTAAAATATTAGAACTATGAACATATTCAGTTTCAATTTCATTTCCTTTTGCATAATGTAAATCCTCATTATCATTTACAGCGACAGCATTCATTTCATAGAGAGTTATTAGATTCGCTGAAACTTTTCTTACTACTCCAACAGGAACATTGGAAGGGTTATAAACTACAGAATTAACAGGAAATTTAGTTGTAGCATCTACTCCATCAACTACTATTGTTACTTGGTTATTTGCAATAAAATTTGGTTCAGCCACATCAACTCCACTATTAACAGGAGTTTCAATTTTATTCACTAAATGTTGTTTCTCTTGCATTACATTTATTGTTTGACCAGTAGAAGCCTTTGAATAAGCAGTTGAATAAAAAGTTCTAAAGGAAGGAGGTAAAGTCATAATATGAGAAGTATAAGGTGTGTATATATTATATCCAGTATTAGTAGTATCTCCATTATCAATATTATACGGCCCAAATAATTGAGTGAAATTTTGATTAAAATGGTCTAAAAATCTACTCTCTGTTATATTTTCATCAACATCTTTGTCAACTCCAATAATCAAAGTTGTCTGTGCATAATCGCCATCTTCTATTCCTATACCTTTTCCAGATGTAGAATGTGCGCCCGATGATTGTGCATTACCTGCGCCCTCAATAACTCCATATGGAATTTGCCAATAAGTATTATTATCTGTAGTTGCTAAATAATTTGTAGGTGGATAAGCGGGGGATGAATGGGTTAATATCGGGAGTTTCCCTGTTTGATGCATAGCGGCATTCCACATCTGTTGTAACATATTTAGACCAAGAGAAGGAGATACTTCTGTAAAAGTATTTTTACTTCCTCTACCTTTAGTGTGAAATCTATAAAAGGAATCTGATACAGTTTGATTAGCCAAAGTAGTTTGTCCATCACCACAAACATAAATATAATTATAATAAAGTTGAGGTGTTCCATCTGATTTTATCAAAGGTTTTCTACATTCATCTACTAAAGTAAAACTTGTAGAACTTGTATTATTTGCCTTTACTTTCCCTAAATAATGCCCTTCATCTGTAAAAATTTGGTCGCCATTGGCTAATATCCCCGAAGGATTTCCTATAGTTGTTACGACTGTATCACTGGTAGCATAAGAAGTAATTATTAAAGCGACCCTTCTTAATGGTTGATACCTTGTATATTCAAAATTAGGAGTGTTTAATTTACTTATATCATTTGGTAATCTTTCTGGGTCTATTAAATTAAAATGCCAGTCATAAGTACAGTCAATTAATCTCATTAAACCAAATCTTTTCATTTCAGAAGGAACAATAGATGAACTACTAATAGGTAATGTTTGATAATTTTCATCTGTTTCATATTCTTCTTGTAAAGAGCCTTCATAATATTCATGATTGGTATTACTATTACCAAACACACTATCTCCCTTTAATAAAATACTATAATCGGTAAAATTCCTATTAACAGTATTTCCATCTACTACTCCAGAATAACCAATATGGTGTTTTCTCGACATAGAATCTGGATACATATCAGCAGGGGAGAAAATAAACCACCTCATTGTTTTAGGGTCGGGCAATTCCCAATGGTCTTTAGCCCTTGTAATTCCATCAAATTTAGGACCAATAAATGGTGGATATAGAATACTAATTTCTTCATAACCTGTGGTATTATCATCGACCCCACCAACTCCAAATCCTTGAGCCGCTACTACCGTTCCTAATTGAGTGAAAGGAACTTTTCCGTAGTCCATTATATATTTAGTGTTTGCTAATCCACCCAATTTAAAAGTTCTATTATTATTTTTATCAGGCCATCCACCTAATTTTACCCATTGAGCAAGTAAACTCTTAGCAAAAACACTTCCATCTAATGCAGGTGCGGGATGGATGTAAGCAGAGTCAGTAGAGCCGCCATCCCATTCTACATCATAATCATAATCATTATCAGAATTAGTTTTCCATCTCCTATATTGAAGAACTGTTTCCGGTAAATCACTATTTAATGGGGATTCAACATCTTCTTGCCAGTCTCCCCCTCTATAATTATCATGTATTCTCGGCATATATCTTGGATAAGATAACACTTCATGGCTTGAGTTTTCTGGAGAAGTAATAGTAGTTCCATGTTTATTAAAATCAGCAAAATTACTACCAGTTACAGGTCTAAAATCTCTTGATTCTGGTGAAAGATGTTCCAAGAAATAGGGGTGAATTTTATACATATTAGTAGCGGGGTCGCCCGAACCACTGTTAAAACTAAATAATGAAATATCTGTTGTATAAGCGGAAGCAGTTGTTAAACCCGCATGTGTAACTGACCAAGCAAAATCATTATTATGATAACCATAAGGATATTTCATCAATCTATTTTTACCATATTTAGCATCAGCAATTCTATAAGCAGTAGCATATCCATTCACTCTACCTTTTTCAGTATTATATGCCTCTTTTATTTGTCCATCTTTTCTTCTTCTATTAATATAAGATAGATATTGGCCTTTTTGTAAACCGAAATATCTCCATTTAGTATTACCATATCTATCAATTACATCAGAATAAATAGATGAATAAGTGGGGGTGTATGCACCACTTGCATTTGCCGCTACGCTACTATCTGTAATATGATGATAAATACCCCCTGCCCATTTAATAGGTTTACAAGTTTGTCTACCTACAGTTTCAGCCGCATTAGGGCTGGATAAAATCGGATTAGTTAAAGTCAAAACACCACCTTGACTCAATCCCTGCGTATTTAAGAAATATAACCCTTGAGTAAAATAATCTGTTAATACAGTTATTTTTACATCTTGGCCCGTAGTATCATTTTCAAATACACCTTGACCACTTGAACCAGTTATATTTGTTCCATCTAATTTTCTGGTAAAGAAAATGACTTCACCCAACTGCAATACTTCATCTTCAAATACATAACCAACTGTAAATACTCCATTAAGACTAGTATGGCCTTTACTTGCATCTTGTTGTTCAAGTTTAATTCTCATTCCTTGTTTTAATGTTCTTAAAAATGTATATGTAGTAGGATTAGTTGATTTTATTCTACCAATTTGGAATGCGGCTGACCCAAATGAGTGTACGTCAGTATTTTGTTCAAATTTAATTAAAGTTCCCGCTAAATATTGAGGTGGACTGGCTTCACCATAATATTTGTAAATTGCTTCACTACTTGTTACTGATTTAAATAGTGGCCTATCCAAAGTAAATGCTATTCTATTGTTAGATATTCCATCGCTTGAACCTGCACTTATATCAATAATCTTTCCAAATAAATTACCATCAGAATCAAAGATAAAATCTCCTTCATTAAGTTCTTCAATCCAAGTAGAAAATTGGAATATTCCACTATATCCTTTTACTTGCGTATCTGGAAAATCACCAACAGTTAGTAAATATTTATCTCTACTATCTAAAGGGTTATTATCTACTCTTGCAAAAACAGCAGGGCAAATTGGAGCAACTTCTAAAATTGTTTCTTTATCTTTTGAATTTATATTAATTATATCATATTCAGTTAAAGAATTTACAGTATGTAAATTAACATAATCAATAGTATATTTATTAGTAATTTCATCTGCTAAATGACAATAAAAAGGAAAATCATAATCAACTTTATCTATCGAATTAATACTGTAACCTTTGGCTAATGGGTGAGTTCCACTTGATGTTCCAACTAAAGTATCTCCATCTTTATATGGTGCCTTAGAATTACTTAAAGTTAAATTACGCCCATCAGTGAAAATAACTCCCTTATTCCCTGCTCCTAATAAAGAATTAACTCTCGTAGTAATATAAGGATTAGAACTCATTGCTTTAGCAAAACTAACCGTATTACCTTTAATATATTGTTCCACTCTAGATGATGTATTAGATATATCATCTAATTCTAAAGGAATTACATCAGAAGTATTAGTCCATTTAGGAGAAAACATTATTGTTTCTCCCTCTTTTAATCTGGTAGGAATCCCTTCTTCTAAAGTAATATCATAATCATTAGTTGATACTGTAAAAGAAAATATTCTACCAATAAATACTCCTTGAGATGTAAATAATAAATCCCCAATTAAAGGAGTTAAAGATGCTTGAGAACCTTGCTCAAGAACTTCAATAACAGTAGTCCCTACTTCATATACACCATTATCTGGGCGATTAATAGTTCCTAACATACTCATTCTTTCTATTGGGCCAACAGTAGAATAAACAATATCTTCTGTAAATTTAAAATCTTTATTAACTATTGGCCCTAATAATTTAGCAATATTATTTCTACCTTTTATTTTTAATTTAAACATTCCATCTTCAATTACTTGTTCTATACTTTCTATTATTCCACTAAATATTCTTTTTTCTATATCAAATTGACCTGCGAAATAATCTAAATAAGATACTACTCCTCTAACATGAGTATTTGTTATAGAGGCTGGAGATTGTTCAATATTATAACGATATAAACTTCCACCAGCATCAAAATCACTATTAATAGGATAACCATATAATGATACATTAGAAAGTTTATCAGCATAAGGAAGATAATCAGTTCTATTATAAGATTCTAAAAATCTTTCATCTTTAAGATGAGGTTTTAATTTTAAGAATTTATTATCTTTATCTCCATATTCAACTTTAATTCTATGACCAGTCATTTGGCCTCCTCTTAAAACTAAATTAATATCATTAATTCTACTTGAACTTGCTTTTTCTAAAGAAATTTCACCAATATTAATTGTTGGTCTTGTATTATCAGAGGGGTTTTTATTTTCAATAACGGTTTGAAAATCTCTTACATTTCTATTCCAATTAGTAGGAGCAGTCGCTCCATTATAATCTAAAATATAATTAGACATATCTGTATCTGTAGGAATTTGAGAAATTATATTATCTACTAAAAATGAATACTTACTTCTATATGCTGTAGTGCTAAAATTTGGAACAGTAGATAAATCGGTAGTGGTAGCCAATTTATATTCAGTATCATCTTGTTTTCTCCATCTAATAATTCTCATTACTTGTTCATCAGATAAACTACCACTTTTATTTACTATATAATTTGGAGTGAAATGATATAATGTTCCAGATGCATTTACTGTAAAGGTATCATATAGTGGGTCATATCTACTTGATGTAAGTGTTTTACTATTAGGAATAGGAGAACTTAATAAAAATCTTAAATCATTTTTACTTCCTAAATCTACAGCATTAATATCATTTATATTTGAATTAGTTGTTGAATATTCTACAGTTCCTATTGGTTCATTTCTTGATTTACCTATTTCTTCTGTAGCAAATATTTGATGAATATAAATAGGGTCGCCTTCTTTCATTTTTTTAGCAAGAATTTTCTGAGTGTCTGCTAATACAATATCAACATAACCCCCTGTTGCTGTAACTGATTCATAATCAATCATTTCCAGAGCATTAGGAATAATTGTATTTGTTAATGGGGAATCAGTATAATGTAAATAACGAGTCTGTCCTATATTATGACCGTAATAACTGGAACCATCATCATTAGGTCTATGTGCCATTCTAAATGAATGTTTTAAATGGTTAGTAGAATCAATGGAACAATACATCTTATTGTGGTCTAAATCAACTGCATGGGCTAAGAATCTAATTCTTAAATCATTAGAAGTAGAAGCACCGGAAAAATCTGCGGCATCCATAGTTAAAGTAGTAACAGTAGAATCCGTAGCACTATCTAAACAATAAGTATCTGCTTCTGCGCCATCAAGAGTAAATCTTGAGTCTCTTAATATACCAGTTAATCCCCAGTCAGTTCCTTCTGTTCCATCTAAATTAGTATAAGTTCCTAAAGAAGAATCTACTAAGGCAAAACTACCATCAGTAGCAATGGTAACTGTATCTGGAGTTCCATTAGTTAATGCTAAATTATTACTTGTATATTCTAAGAAATTCATAGCCGCAGGATTATCTGCTTTATATAACATATCAACTAAAGTTGCTTCCATTGTATATGGACCGGAATCAATAATATCTGTGCTATATTCTTGCTCTGTTAAAAAAGTGCTATAAGTGTAAGTATGAGAAGAACCATTCCAAGAAGAACTTCTAAGAACATATCTTGTGGCTGGTTCTAATTTATCCTTTCCATTTAGGAAATAAAAGAATGGGCGAGAAACATGAGTATTTAGATAATGACGAAGATTAGAACTATCTGATTGTAATCCATAAGCACAAGCAACTAAAGTTTGATTGTCTGAATCTATTTTAGGCATATTACTATCATAAGAAGTAAATATAGCAAATTTAGTATCTTTAAGTATATCCACTCCAAGAGATGGTGTAAATTCTATTCTATCGCCATAAACATCATCTTCTAATAATTCAGTTATTTTAGCAAAATGGTGTTTATTAGGGTCATCAGAATAAATTAATACCCATAAACTATCTATTCTTTCTTTTTCAAAAACATAACTATCATCAGCATGAGCCACCGCTTCTGTATTATTATAACCCCTTATTACTGATAAATTAAGAGAAGATATTCCTGTAATTAACATTTCTTCATTATTTACAATAATTATATCATCAACAATTAAATTAGATGCAGAATCTACTGTTACTATATTATCAATAGCAGTTAATGTTTCATTTATTAGAGTTCTTTCATGAACTAATTTTTGCCCTGTTTGAGTTAAAAAATCATAAATTTTTAATGTGTTTCCACTTGTCACCGCTAAATTAGATAAATGGGTGTCAATTGTTGTTGAATCAGGATATTTTCTATTTACTGCTGAATAAGTTTGAGTAGAACTATTAGATTGATTAATTCCAGTTTTAGCATTAGTCAATGTAGTATTATCTGCCTTATGAATTTCATAACTATTAATTGTAGTAGCATTACTAACCATTGTAAAATCTGCAAAATCTAAACTTACCATTCCTCTTGATAATAAAGGATTTAATGGCGTTTTATATATTGCACTTTCTAAAAAATTTCCAGTATAATTTGCTACACTATCAGCAGTTTTATTTATTTTAGCCTCACTTTCAGTACCTTCTGTAGTGCCTTTACCCATAGCAAAAACATTAACTATATTAGAAAAGGTGAGAGTAGTATCTGTATTTGTAGCCGTAGTATCAGCACTTATTGTAAAACAAGTTGCAGTATTCTTTTTTACTATAAAAGTTCCAGTAGGTATTCCTGTTCCACTAACCCCCGAACCAACGACTATTCTTGCATTAGCAGTATGAGTTATATGTCTTACACTTGTGGTTGAACCATCAGATAAACCGGAAGTATAATTAGTATCACAAGAAGCCTCCGTAAAACTACCAACTGTGGTCATACATTTTCCCCCTCAAATCTAAAGTAAAGTAATGTATTTCTATAATTAGGAACTAAAGTATCAATGGTTTGAAAATTATCTTTATATTCTTTAGTAATGGCGAACTCATGTATCTCTCCCATAAACTGAGAAGACCTTCTAGTTTCTAAAGCCGTAGCACCATTAGAACCCATATAACAATCAGTTGCATCGAATTCAAAATCTTGAATATTAACACCTGTTCTTATTGTTACATCGGTTAAAGTTCCAGCGGTGGTAGTAGCCGAAGCAACATTATTCACACAATTAATTGTAAAACTATTATCAGAAGTTACAGTAACTTTCCAAACTCCATTTAAATTAGTTACTCCAGAATCTTCTATACTTACCCAATCATTAGTTGTTAAAGCATGAACATCTATGGTGTTAACTGTAACAGTTGCGCCTCCATCTCCAACAAAACTACTTACTCTTAAATTACCCTCACTAAATATTTGAGTATCTATTTCTCTTCCATCAACAAATAAACTAATTCTATTTGCAGTATTATCATAAGACATAGCAAGATGAAATGGTCTTAATACATATCCTGCTTCTTTCCATGTATCTACTAACATATGTGCGCCATATTCATCTGAATTAGCAAGACTACTACCTCCACTTGTCATTTTAAACACATTATCAAAAAGTGTATCTGGAATATCAGCAAGAAGGTTTCTCGAAAAATTATATTCTTCATTTGGATGTATTATGTAATTAGCATTTGAAGCACTTGTTAATCCATAAGCATCTAAAGAAGTGGTTAATCCCACCGCTCCTCTTTCTACTGTTAAAGTATTACCACTTATACTATCTATTTGCATTTTTTCTGCTCTATTCCAAACATAATCTCCCACATTTAAATTTCTAGCATCATCAACATAAATTTCAGTTTCATCTACAGTTCTTATTGGCTTAACTAATTTACATTTAGATAAGGTAACAATATCTGCTTTATGACCAGAAGTAACATTTATGTCACTAATCCATCCTAAATAAGTAGGGTCTTTTCCATGCACTAAATCCGCAGAAAAAATGTTATCAGTAGAAGTTTGACCATAGAGATTTTGACCCATCCAAATATGTGGGTTCATATCTATATTACCAGTATCAGCACTTATTGAATCATATATATAATATGAACTAGCACCATTTGCAAAAGTTAATTGAGAATTATATCTTGCGAAATGAATAGCCAACACAGAAGGAGTAGCAAATACAACTGATTCAAATTCAAACACACTTGTCATTAATGGAGCAGAATTCTCATAAGGAAGTTCTACTTCTATTTGTGTAGTTGAGTGCCTTGTTTTTACTTTATAATGACCATCATTTTTAGCAGAACCTATTACTTTAATATAAGACCCTGCCAGCAATGTGCCAGTAAAAGTAGTGCCTTGCAAAGTAATAAAATTCCCATCAACGGAATCTACTGCTTGATTACTAAAAATTGCTCTTGAACCTGATGCAGAAACAAGTACGGGGGCTGCATAATATTTTTCTAAATAGATTTGTTCATTACTTGGTCCTATTTTCTTATGATACCTAACTCTATCTTCTATCTCTAAATAAATAGGTTTTCCAAATACATGGTCTGCCCCATCAGGTTGTTCTACAGGTTTACCATAATATTCATTTTCTGCTGTTATAATTGGACTATTACTTTCAACAGTAACAGTTCTAATATTACCATTAGAATCTTTACCTTTTAATACACATCCAATTTTATATTCAGCAGGTTGATTCATATTAGTTCTTGTTATATTTTTAAGATAGAATTGACATGTTTCATTATGAAATATAGTCATTTTATGATTAAGACGATTATCTCCATATATTAAATCATTAACGACATGAGCGGCGGCGGCAGTTCCATTCTGCGCTCTAGTAACAACAATGGTTTTTCCCGTTCCTCCAGTATGATTAATACTAACAACTTCCATTTCTTCATTACCTATTCTTATATTAGTTCCACCTATTATATCTTCAACACTTGACACTGTTATAGTGGTAACAGAACTATTTATTGCTACTGCTAAATAAGCAATAGGCTCATGAGAAAAATAAGCACCAGAACGATAACTATTAGCGGTGTTAAGATTACCTGTTGCAGAATAATATTTATTTTTAAATGGTAAATCTAAATTACCTGCATCATATTGAGTAGCAATACTTGGGGTTCCACTACCACTATAATCTGCACCTAATCTCCAACCAAAGCCATTAATATCATATGGAGTGATTATACCTTCCATTGTAAAAGAACTTTTGATTGCCCAAATACCATATTTCGCATCATCATCATCATCAGTTTCATGTGCTTCTATTCCATGAGTAGCAGGGTCATGAGTAACACCATCTGGTCCTTTAGGAATATGTTTACTATAATCTAAATGAATATAGCCATCTCCCATTATAGGAAAAACCAACGCCTTCTTATTCCCTGTATAAATCCTATAATTAGACATAATATCACAAACTTGAAAAGGCTATTTCAAATGACATACTAAATTCAACAAAAGGCTGTCCACCCACTAATGTTGTATCGAAAGAACGAACAAATCCAGAAATTCCATCTGTGATATTCTTACTTGTATCAATTGGTTTTGGAAATTTTGTAATAGGTAAACTCATTTGTGCATCTAAATCAGATGCACCTTTATCTCTTACTGCATAATTAAAAGGAATCAAAGGGGCATTTTCTACAGATGTCCCTGCTCCTATTGTTAAAACATTACCTGCGGCATCTTTATCATGATAAGTCCATTTAGGACCAACTCTTGAAGGAATAAGAATAATTAATTTATTAAGATTTTGATGTGATTGCATAAACGAAGAATCAACATAAGAATGAATTAATTGACAAATCTCTTGAGCAGTCATAAAAACAGTAGTATGTTTACCATCAGAATCAGTATAAGTTACAGTAGAATCTAATGGGTCTGTTTCACTTTTAGGTAAATCTCCCGCATTAAATTGTTTCCGAATATATTGTTCAGTAACAATTCCAGAAAGAGAAATTGTCTTAGTAGCCATACCTAAATCTAAACCTAATGAAACAGATTCACCAGTAGCAATACCTACTGCGGGAGTAGGAAAAGACATGATGTTTTTAGCCGTAGAAATAGCCACACTTTCACATTTTAATGCTATTCTGTTTGTTTGAAATGTGTCCATAGTTGATGTATCTGTTTTATCTGAAAATGCACTTCTTGAACTTAAATCAAGAAAAACATGATGGTTATCTAAATCAGTATAAGTTGGCATCTTTAAAACCTCATATTAGTAGAAGAAGAAGTAGTTCGATTAATTTCTTCGTTAACCATTCTTCCTATTTTCTTTGCTATATCCCGTAATTCTGAATCTGATGCTCCTACTCTTCCAGAAACATTAACACTTACATTATTAGTTAAATTACCACTATTGGCTAACATATTCCTACTATCTTTATTAGAATGGACTCTTGAACCTCTTGGTAATTTAACTAATTCTGGTCCTCTTTCTCCAACTAAAGACAAACCACCTACAACCGTTCCCCCAGCCGCAAAAGGATTTACTGCGTCTTTGAACCTTGTAAGCATTTTATTCCCCCACGCTAAAAACGGTCCCCATACTTTATCTGTCCAAAAAGTACCAATTTTTTTCTTAATATCATCCCAAGTCCCTATTTTCTTATCCCACCAATTACTAACAAATTTTTTAATTTTATCTACTAACTCTTCTCTAAATTTCCCGTCAAAAATAAATCGCATAAATTTAAGAATTATTTTAAAATACAATGCGGCTACTCCTACAATTATTCCTATAGCAAATTTCAATACTCCTTTTAATACTGCCCAAAGTATAGTCCCTAAACCACCAAAGATTTTACCAAATCCTGTTACTAAAAGCATAAGTCTTTCTCCAAAAGTTCCGCCACCAAAGAACGCCGAAAAGATTAACATAAATCCTTCAACTACCATAAATAAACCACTCATTATTTCTTTAATTGCGGTCACTACAGTTCCCATTAAATCTCCAGTTCCCCCTATTTGTTTTATAATTTCAAAGATTAAAAATGCCGCCATAATAAATAACATGAAATACATTGAGTATTTTAGAGCCATCTTCATTACCACCCATACATTTCCTAACACCTTTTTAAAACCAATTTCCTTCAACTTCTTAAATAATGGAATTAAAGTCACCATTTTCATTGCTTTAAAACTACCTTCTATTGTTTTTCTTAATGGCCCTTTAAGTAATTTCTTTTGCTCGGCTATTTTATCTTTAACCCCTTTAACCCCACCAATTCCACTAACAGCGGCCCCTTTCTTTCCAATTAAACTTTTATATTCTTTATTATAATCTTCTTTAGTTTTCCATTCCCCATCTTCTAATGTTATTAGCGCACCGCTATTCATTTTCTTTTTTACTATCTTTATTTCTTTATTAAATTGCTTAATGTTGGACATTATTTGTTTATTCTTTTTTAACCGTTCTTGTATCTCAGTTTTCGCTTCTTTAGACATACTTTTTTTCAGTTGTTTAACTCTTTCTTTTCCTAATTTTTGTAATTTTATTTTTAAAGTTTCATAACTTGCACCAAGTCTTTCGGTAGTTAATTTATCTATAAGTTTAGCGTCAGTTGATAACCCCATTTCTTCTCTAGCAGTTCTAATATCTTCTGCTAACAACTTATATTGGTTAATTATTGCAGTATTATTTTTTTGTTCTTTACTTAATCCATCCACACCTTTATCTCTAATGGCGTTTAACATGCTAAGTTGGTCTTCGACCCCTGCTGATGCCTCTTGTAATTTAGCCAAATCTTCAACATATTCAGCCTGTGCTTTCATAGCCCTTTCTTGAGCCTTAGTATAAAAATCAAATGCTTGAGCAACCGCCCTTAACTTATTTTGTAATTTCCATAAACCACTACCAGAAAGAACACGACTTACCATTGTCCATGCTTTACTTTCATTACTAGCATTAGCAATGCTTTTAGCAAAACCCGCAGTTTGTTTATCTACAACGGCTAATATTGAACTTAATTCAGTAAGAGATTTCTTTGCTTCATTCACCTCGTCGGCCATCCACTCACCTCGCCTTCTTCATCTCTCTATCCATCATCTCTGCCTTGTAGTTTTCTACTTCCCCATGAACTGATAATAAATCTTTAACTAAACTTGCTGGCATTTTATATATCTCTAATGGGCTAATAGCCAACGCTTTGGCTAAACTATAAACGGTAAGTAGAGAAACAATTTGAGGGTCGGTTTTACGCCCTCTTATTGCATCTCTAATTCTTCGTTTTTTGTATCATCCCCTGTTAAATCTGTTAAGGGATTAGGTAGTATTTCTTTTAATTGTGAACCAAGATATGGACTTAATCTAATTAAATCCATTTTACCTAAACTTGGCTCAGTCTTTTCTACAAAATTATCAATCATATAGTGATATAAATTATTCAAATCTATATCCATTTCTTGTGTTTTTGCATTAATATTCATTACAGAAGCCATTGCTTGTTCAACTTGCAACCAAGTGGGTTCTTTAATCCATATTTTTAAATGTTCATCACTATTCTCAGTTATCTTGAGATAGTAGACTTTCGCTTCACTTGCCGCAAACAGCAAATTCTTATCACTAACTATTTTCTTATTTTCACTAATCATATCTCTCCACCTTTTTTAACCAACATACATACAAACGGTGTTGGTGGAACGTAATATTATTGAGGAGTTTTGGAATCTTCTTCCTTAACCCCCGATTTTGCCGCTTTCTTTTCAGCCGCTTCCGCTTCCACTTTAGCCTGTTCTTCTTTAGCCTTAGTCGCTTCCGCTTTAGCCTTAGCCGCTTCTTCTTTTTTTGCGGCCTTTTTCTCAGCCTTAGATTTATTTTCTTCTATTTCTTTAGCCAGATTATCTGCAAACAATTTTCTTTTTGAGTATTTATCCATTTAATCACCCTTGTAGAACCCATCCCGTTTTAACTACACAGGAATGTAAATCTCTTGGCATAACTGTGGCTTCTACGGTTATTGGTCCTTTATCATCTGGAATAGTCCAAGTATTAGCACTAAGATGATAATTTTTAAATTGTATTTTTATTTGTTCTCCAGTATCTTTATCAAAAGTTAAATCAAGAAGACCATTAGCAATAGTATCTGTTGATGTTTCTTCTGTTTCATTAAATATTTCTTCAAATAATTTATTATCAGTTACTAAAGCAGTAAAAGAAATTTCATAATTTCTTTGTGCAGGAATAGCATGTTTAAGGTCTTTTGAACCTATACCAACAAACCTTTTATCTACTAAATTATTATTAATGGTTAAAGTGAAATTAGTAATTTTCAAAAATTGTTGACCAAATATACTAATTGAGCCGTTAGAGAAAAAGAATGGTTCTCCTAATTCAGCATCGCCAGTAGTTGTATAATTAAATAATGAAGTATTAGTTGTTTGTCCACCCCTTGCTTCATAAGATTCATCAGTTGCTAATTTGTGAACTGCACCTGTGTTTAAGTCTAAAGTCATTTTAACTTCTTCATTTTCATTAGCAGTCATAGTTAAAGTATTAACTCTATTACCTCTTGCAATTCTTGTAAATGTATGAGATTCAGTAGCAATACCTGTATCTCCAGTAACATAAGTATTACTGGATTCTAATTTACTCATACTCTGTTCTAAAGCGAATGAAGGTAAATCTGCTGTATTTAATTCTGCAAAAGTATAAGCAATAAGATGGTCATTCCCACTTGCAGTAGAAGTAGTCCTAGTTAATTTTTCTAAATCAGTATAAGTATCTGAACCTAATAAAACAGGAGGCATTAAAGTTTTATTAGCACCCATACTTGCATTACTAGTTTTATAAAATAATGGCCCAGTGCTAACCATTTCATCTATATCAAAGTCTGATTGCGCCCCACTATTAGCAGTATCAATATAAACATCATCAGCCTCATTACCAACAAATTGAGTTGCAGGTGCTTGGTCAGACATTGTAGCATTAATATTAGTGCATTGTCCTAAAGCGTAATATAACCAAGTTCCATGATTAGCCATTAATGCGATATTTCCTCCAGAAGCAGTTCTAATCCCTTTATACTGATGACTAAAGTTTCTTGAACCCCCTAATTGAAGATTTAACTGTTTCATTTCTTGTTCAACATTAGGGAAAGTAGCACTTTCTACTAATCCCAACCAATTATCAGCATTTAATCTTGCAGTTGTACCATCCTTTTCACCCGCACAAGGGGCATTATAACTTCTAATAACTGCAAAATCATCTGATGCTAATGTTAAAGTATGAGCAGGTGAAATTGTAAATCCACTAACAGTATTAGTAGTAATAATATGTGAAGAAGCAGGTACACTTGTTGATGTACTATAATCATACATATCAAGAACACAACCAACATATAAATCCTTTACAAATCTAAAGTTATTAGTTATAGCAGAATCACATGCTAAAACTGTTGATGTAGAACTACTGTGTAATTCTAAATAAAAGTCCACTTCTGGAACAAGTGTTATACTTGCTCCACTACCTAAAAATATTTCTTCGTTTATTGCCATGATTTATTCACCTTTTTATTTACTTACCTACACGGAAATGGCGAATCTTTTCATTGTTACATTTACTTTATATCCCAACAATCTTTTTGCTTTATTGTTAGATTCAGTTCTTCCTCCTAAATGTATTTGATGCATTTTCAATGAATCGCTTCCAATTGTAACTGTTGCACCTTTCCTCTGTGATTCTATCGTGTATCGAAGGGACTTATATATGCTTTCTAACCTATCGTGTCCATACATGTTATCTGCGGCTCTTGTATCACCCGCCGAAATAGTTCTAATGTGGCACGTTAAGTTATAATTTTCATTTCTAACTGACCAATCTATGGTAGGATATTCAATATCTTGACCATCTTCAAAGATTATAATTAAG